CGTCGGGGGCTCGCTCGGTTGTTGTTAGCGCCAGCAATCCCAATCAGACGTACACCGACTTCGGCGATCGATCAGCTGAGGCTGTCGTTGAGCGGGTGAAATTGGATAGGCGCTACTTACCTGTTGGTGAACCCTCAGCGCCCTTGGACCTTGTTGCTACAGATCTCGCGGTCTTTTATCCCAGCATTGAGGAGGCGCCTCACCTCCCGCCACGCGCCGTCCTGGTTGAAGCCATCGCCAACGCAAAAGTTGCCATCAAAGCAAGTCGCGGTACAAAGGACATCCAGGTGAACACCAACTATGATGAACCAGAACGTGTTCGCAAAGCTTACCGATTTAACACCCCTTTTCGCATAGGCAATGAGCATGACGGCAATGCCCCCGCCCGCTTGCTGACTTTGCTTGGGCGTTACGCAGGTGCCCCTTCGGTCCAGGATCAATTCAACTCTCTGCGCGGCGCCGCCAGGCTTCAGTTTCGCGCGGAGATCATGAATGAGGTCAATGTTACGATTGGCCGGATCAAAGCCTTTGACACTGGCCACTGCGCCATCACCGACGCCCTTCGAGATCTCGCTCAGAGTAAGACCATCCTGACGTGCATTCTCAAGCGGGCAGGTGTTGAGGTGGGTTCTGATTCCAAGGGTGAGCTGCTCGACGATGTGATGAGCCGTGCAGGTGATGAGCTCCGTGTGGAGATCTCCAAGACCGCATTTGGACGTCTGTTGGTCACTCGTGAGTATGACTTCTACGAAATGATGAATGCGCATTTTCGCGACCGCACATCTTCTTTCTCCAAAACCCAAGTGAAAATTAAAATCGAGTCTTGGTTTTTCGATGCTATGGACAAGTCCAAAGAGAATTATGATGACGTCGCCCATTACGTTACCGCCTGGCACGCCAACATCCGGAAGATGGCAGGCAAGGCCCACCAGCCAGTGAGTGACATCGCAACCATGCGCAACTCCATGATGGCTTACAATGTTTTCATTATGGCTTTTGTCACCTACGAACGCTTTAGTAGCAAGTTCATGGCCTTTGGCCGTTTTGGTGCTACCAGTGATGACATGTGGCGGGAACTCATTGCCCGGGGCTTCGACGTGGGGTCATTCGTGAAAGCGCTCGACATAGCTGGCATGGACGCATCCCACAGTTTTGCCACTATGTTCTTCCTTGCCACCTTCTGTGACTACGCTGAAGCTCAGGATTTCTTCGAGTTCGCTTTTGGTTATACAACCACGGAGTGGCTCCAGATGTGCAGCGATGCTCGCGGAGACCCGCATTTCTTTTGGAGGACGGTGGACAAGAAGCGTCTCGCTAAAGCGTTCACCGACGCACAGTTGGCCTCAGGCACCGCTTTTACGTATTTTCTGAACACAATCGTGGCTTTGTTCTACTACGTTGATTGCATGGACACGCCGACGTACAACAAATTTATGAAGGATCGAAAGTCCTTCATCGTTTGTGGTGGTGACGATGGTGGTATCATCACGCGGTTTAGAGCGCGTATTAAGTCTTCGAAATTTGCGACTATAAAGGTCGAAAAAGACTCAATCGGCGTCCTCGCCATGCACACATTGATCTACGATCCATCTGGGTGGCATGTTGTGCCTCACAAAGCTTTGGCCAAATTGCTCAGCGCTAGATTTCCGGAGATGCGCGCTGAGCGGGATGTGGCCATAGCGGCCTTCCAGCAATCATGCATCGCCGAGCGGGTTAATCTGTACGGCGACGCTGGTGAAG